TGTAGCGGTCTTTGCGGTTTGTGGCGGTGTATGTTCTATCCAACCAAAGCCTTGAATATCTCTTTCAATCCAAAGTCTTTTATATTTAATAACTCTTAATCCAATTCTTATCCATTGAGGACCTATTTTATCACCACTTTGTCTATAAATTGATCTCCACCTCTCAAGTGTTCTAAGCTTATATATATGTGGATATTGCTCATCTACTTGTACTGGACTTAGCCAATCTTCAGGATTTCTTGGTTTAGGCACGTTTTTTCTCTTCTTTCCTTAAAAAATTTGGAACTTCAAAATCATCATCGTTTGAAAGAAGTCCTGGAATGCCAAACATTCTTTGTTTTATTCTCTCTCTTTGCTCTAATGATATTCTTTGTTCTAATTCTTCTAACTTCTTCGTTATTTCCTTAGTAGTTTCTATGTATCTTTTATTAGTTTCTTCTAGTTTTTTATAGAAATTAGGATCATTTTTTATTTCTTTTTCTTTTCTAATTAATTCTCCAAGTTGTTGAACTTGTTTAATATTTTTTGATAAAACCTTATCAGCCAATAATGCGTATGGTTTCGTAAATGAAACAATAGGTGCTACTGCATCAGGTTCAATATCATCAGCTATAATCCTATTTTTAGATAACGGATCAACATTTACAATTCTTTTTTCTGTTCCGTAAATTTGAAAAATTCCTAAATAATATTTGTAATGACCACCTAATAAAGTTTTACCTTTTTCTTTTGTTCTAACCATACAAAGCTTATTGTTAGCAGCTTCAGAAACTTTATTTGTTGCATAATAGTAAGCCATAAATCCATCATAAATACTATTAGGATCATTTACTCTAATAGCTTTAACATCTAATCTATAAAGTTCAGATGGACAAACTGTTATTTCTGTTCGTAATTTTTCATAACATACACCAGGAAGAATAGCTACACTACCATCTGGAGCTTCTATTTTATCTGAAAGTTTTACATTGCTCCAAACATTTATAGCTTTTGGTTCAAACATTAATGTTCCTGGTGCAACACCTAAAGTTTTTGCATAATCAATTGCTTTAGTTTTAGAAAGTTCTCTATCACCTTTAATATGTTTATATAGAGTTGATAAATTATCTTCACCAACAACATCTTTAGGATCAATATCTTTTGTTAAAAATAAATCTTGTAATGGACTTGTTTTAACTTTTTCTTTTTGTTCTTTGTAATTTAAGTTTTTTATAAAATCATTTATTTTTTTATTAAGACTTGATGTACTATCTTTAATTTGTTCATTAAGTTTTTGTTCTATATATTTTTTATGATTTTGTAATTTTTCTTTTTCTTTTTTAGAGGCATCATTTTTTTTACCTATAATAAAAGCTGGTAAAGTTTTATCGTATATTGGGTATCTGCAAAAAGGATCATTCCATTTATATTTTCCTTCATATTTAGCTTTAATCCAATTTTCATTTAATAAATCTAATTCTTGAGGTTCTAAAAATTTTTTAGCTTCTTTATAAACTCTTTCTTCAACACCGTTAATGGCTTTTCTTCCTATTCCATTAGGTCCATCATAATAAATATCTATTCTTGCGAACGGTTCTGTTCTTTCAGTATGACCTGGAATTTCTCTATGAACCACAAATCCTTGAACCATTAATTCTTGAAGCTCATATTCTTTTTTAGTCCAAAACGAAACTATGTTTTCAAATCTTTGATGTAATCCTGATGTAGTTCCTTCTCTTGATTTATTATATCTTGGATGATCTTTTGTTATTTCTTTTCCATAAAAATATTGTTTTTTCATTATGGATTACTTAACGACTAATGAGCCAAAAAGCAATAGGATTTTATACAAAAGTACAAAATAAATCATTTTTTTCGTCTTTTGTCTTGACTATCTATTTCTATCAATTAATGGCTAAAAACATGGTAAAATCAGTGTATTTTAACGACGTAAAGTTCAGTAAATACAGCACATGGCACAGACAACAGCATAATTGCTTGAATTTTAGCGATATTGACCAGGTTTCGTCTTGCAATGCTTGTTTAGAGCCACTTTTTCTCGTTGAAACAGTCTTTAATAATGGTCAAAAGTTAATAAAACCGCATAAAATAACGAAAAGACTAGCTGAAATGGCTGGTATTCCAGCATTTATCCTTTGGTATCATTGCGTTGGAGATATGATGATTAATTTCCACGTTAAAAAGATAGCTCCTGATTATCCTGGTGGTTATTCGTCTGAGCCTAAGAGAATTTCGCCTGACCAATGGCTGCAATTCCTAGAGCATAAGCAAGCACAGCATTTTCCTAAATGTACCAAACAAGACTTATTTCTAAAAAAATTAAAAACTGATCCACGTTGTTGGAATAGGAGAGCTTTTGCGCCAATTTTATATAAGTGATCCAAAGCTATTTGAGCTTGATATGTCTGACTTTGATTTCAGATTGTATGAATATTTATGTAAAAATTATGATCTTAAAAGATTAAGTCCGTATGTAAGAATGGTGGATTGTGCAGATCATTTCTCAAAACCATTACTAAAGATTAAGGAAGCTCTACAAAGATTGTCTTTAATGAGCATAGATTTCAAACCGTTAATCACTCATAAGAATTTTACTTACTTTGAAATGCCAAGATATAAATACTTCTTGGAAAGCATAAAGTTCCGAAAGAACTATTCAAGAGCTGGCTGGTCTAAACTAAAGCAAAACGTCAATAGTTATAAAAATGGAGCTTATGAATAGATTAGAACATATCTTACAAGAAGAAGTAATAAGCTTAAACAATCTTATCTTTTTGCTAGACGAAGCAGCTAGAACAGAAAGATTTTTATCCAAACCTAAACATCCAGGAACACCGTCAATGTATGATTTGCTTATTACAACTTATGAGAAGAAAGACATAGGATATTATCAGAAAGCTTTAATGAAACTTAGAGCTACACCGAAGCAAATAACTAGGTGGGAGTTCGCAATAGACGCATTATTAGCCATTGATTTAGACATTTCCAAAGAACCAGTGCTTGATAGACAAATTGTATGGATGAGAGCTAATAGATTTAAATGGACACAAGTTGGAAAGCATTTTGGATTTAACAGAATTTCAATCAAAAACAGATATATGAAAATCCTAAGTGCCTTAACAAATAAAATTAAAAAAAATAATAAAAAGTATTGCAAACTTAACAGAATATTATACTTAATTTGATATTCTTCTTATAAATTTATAAAAAATAACAATCCTATAAACAAAGTTATAACATAGTAATTGTAAATCTATCCTGGAGTGGTATAATTCGTTTTATAGACTTATATATAAAACCGTTCCGAAACGGATTTAAAGTTTATTTCTTTTTTCTCTTTTTTTCTTTTGTGCTGATAACTTAGTTTAAATTTAAAAATCCTAAAACCGTTAAAGAATGGCTGGAAGAAATAAGAACAAACAACCTTGTCAAACGATAAACAAAACTAATAAACTTCCTTGCAAAGCCAAAGGAGTATATTGCAAAACCACAAAGAAATATCGTTGCCGAATGCACGGTGGCTGGAGCAACGGACAGACAACAATAGAAGGTAAGATAAAAGCTTATAAGAACTTACCTCAATTTAAAAATTTAAATGACGAAGAAATTAGAACTTACATCAGAGATAAGCTCAGACATCGAAAGAATGCTGATGAACGGAATGCCTCTAACGCAAATATGCGAAAAGGATGGTTCACCAAGTCTTTCCAAAGTGTATGAGTGGATTAGAACTGATAAGGCGTTTGCTGATAAAATACTTTTAGCCAGACGTATAGCTGCACAAACATATCTTGATAGAATGATAAGTGAGCTAGAAAGTGCTGATAACAAGAACATTATGATAATAAGAGAAAAGCTCCATCATTATAGATGGATGGCTTCAAAGCTTATTGGCATTTACGGAGACAAACAACAAGTTAATGTGGACCAGAAGGTAGAGATTAGATGGTCCGATGAAGATAAGACTTATGAGAATGAAATGAAGAATGTCTCAGAAAGTTCGGTAGCTAGCACGTAGATAAAGAGTTTCGCACGCAGTATAAGGTTCGATACATATATAAAGAGTAGGCAATGTTAACGATAATGTTAACTTTCTTTAAATAAGCTAGGTTTTACGTACGGAGTAAGTGGTTTATCAAACGATTGTCGAAATTCCTGGAGGAAAAATAAGGTTTTTGTGCGAGGTACTATACCACCAAAAGTAGCCGCCAGGTCTTAATACATTAATCATCGGTCAAACACAGGCACAAACAAATGAACAGATTTATTAAAGACAAGTTTCGAAATGTATCAGCCATCAGCTTCAAGGCTTACAACAACGAACTTATAATTAATTTTTCAGGTTTTGAAGAAGAAGAGGATATTACAGAATTTTGTGAGTTTGTGTTCAATGCAATTAAGATGCCTTCTAATTTTAATCAAGGACCACCAACAGTACATTAATGAAAATAACAATACCGTACAAACCAAGACCTCAACAGGCTTTGGTTCACAAAGAATTAGATAAATATAGATATGCGGTTTTATGTTGTCATAGAAGGTTTGGCAAAACAGTAATGGTTTTAAATCATTTGATTAAATCCGCTTTGACTAACAAAAATCATAATCCTCGTTTGGCTTACATTGCTCCAACTTACAAGCAAGCAAAGTCAATAGCTTGGGATTACCTAAAATATTACACAAAGAATATTCCAGGAACTAAGTATAACGAAAGTGAACTTAGATGTGATTTTGTCAACGGAGCTAGAATAACTTTGTTATCGAGTGAAAATTTTGATTCAATTCGTGGAATTTATTTAGATTTATGTGTGATTGACGAGGTAGCTCAAGTATCACAAGGATTAATAGATGAGGTGGTTACTCCAGCTCTTTCGGATCGAAAAGGAAAAATGTTCCTAATAGGTACACCAAAATCTATGAATAACATTTTCTATGATTACTATTTAAAGGCTCAATCCGATGATAAATGGTTTTTATATAAAGCAAAAGCATCTGAAACAAATATTATAGACCAAGAAGAATTAGATGCCGCACTTGCCGTAATGGGTGAAGCTAAATACAATCAAGAATTTGAATGTTCCTTTATTGGTAATGTTCAAGGATCAATTTATGGTTCTTTGGTTGACGAGTTAGATGAGGCTAAGAGAATAGGAAGTATTCCTTATGATCCAGCACATTTAGTTAATACAGCTTGGGATTTAGGTTATACAGATGCTTGTTCGATTATTTTCTTCCAACAGATAAATCACAATATTCATATCATTGATTATTATGAGAATGAAAAAGAAGCATTACCTCACTATGCAGAAGTATTAAAAGAAAAAGAATATATATATGGCAACCATTATGCTCCGCATGATGTAGAACAAACTGATTTTAGTTCAGGTTATACTCGTAGAGAAGTTGCCGCAAATTACGGAATTAGATTTAGAGTAGCTGCACGAACACCTTTAGAAGATGGTATTCACGCTGTTAAAATGATTTTACCAAGATGTAAGATTGATAGTGATAACTGCTCTGACTTACTAATAGCTCTTAGACATTATCATAGAAAATATAATGATAAGGATAGAGTTTATAAAGTTAAGCCAGTCCACGACTTTAGTTCACATCCAATGGATGCTCTAAGGTGTTTGGCTACTGGAATACAAGAAGAACAATTAACAAATAAAAATCGTCAGTTAGTAGCTGATGGAAGTTACAGGATATTATAATTATGTCATTCATTGCTAAGATGTTTATGCCAAAGATGCCACCAATACCTAAGATTGAATTACCAAAGGTGGAAAACGTGCCAAGTGCTGAAGATGCAGCTAGAAAAGCAGCAGCAGAAGCTGATGAAAGAAGAAGAGCTTTAGGCAGAAAAGGCAGACAATCAACAATATTAACTTCAGCTAGAGGATTAAATGAAATCTCTGATGAAG